TAAGTTCTTTCTTTGGCATACGCGTCCTCATAGTTGTTTTGGAATCAGAGAGCACAGCTTATCAGAAAGGGGATTTTTTTGTAATGACCGACAAACCACCTCCTAAGCCCCAAACACCCGAACAACTAATAGAACAAGCAAGACAAGCTCGTGAAGGGAATGGCGGGTAATGGGTAATCTTGATGACTAAAGAGCTTAACGCTAAACAGAAAAGATTTTGTGAAGAGTTCATTGTGGATCTTAATGGAACACAGGCAGCTATTAGGGCTGGGCATAGCAAAAAGACAGCCGCATCCATAGCAAGTGAGAACCTAACGAAACCTAATATTCAGGCTTATATCGCTCAATTGCAAAAGGAACGTTCTGAGCGAACGGAAATAACCGCTGATATGGTTGTTCAGGAATTGGCTAAGATAGGTTTCTCTGATCTTCGCAATATGGTGACGGATAAAGGTTCTTTGCTTGAACCTAACGAGTGGGATGACGCAACGGCGGCGGCTATATCTTCGATTGAAGTCGTTACCCTATCGGGTCCGCGTGGCAAAGATGAAGACGGTAAGTCTATAATAGAACGTACTCATAAAATTAAAATGTGGGATAAGGTTTCCGCGCTTGAGAAGCTTGGGAAGCATTTAAAAATGTTTATTGAAAGGCATGAGGTGACTGGAAAGGACGGGGCAGCATTACAGCCGCCAGTCATCCAGTTTGTAAAAGATGCAAATAGCTCTAAGTGATCCTCAATATGAGTTTGTCACTGCTGAGTCTCAATTCCCTGCTTTCGTTGGTGGGTTTGGGTCCGGAAAAACGCAAGCTGGCATATATAGGGCGATAGCAAAGAAATTACAGCATCCTAACCAAAATGTGGCGTATTACTTGCCTACTTATGATCTTGTAAGAACGATCGGTTTTCCTCGGTTTTCTGAAATCATAACAGATATGAATTTGCCGTTTAAACTGAATAAGAGTGATGCAACGATAGAGGTAGGCAACTACGGGCATGTAATTTTTCGCACTATGGACACTCCTGATCGGATTGTTGGCTATGAGGTTGCGGATAGCATTGTTGATGAGCTTGACACGCTAACAATCGATAAGGCGCGGAACGTCTGGAATAAGATAATCAGTCGTAACCGTCAAAAAAAGACGGATGGAAGTTTAAACACAGTTGGCGTTGCCACGACACCAGAGGGCTTTAGGTTTGTTTATGAGCGCTGGAAAAAGAAGCCTGGAAAGGGCTATTCTTTAATAAAAGCGACAACAGAAAGTAACGCTAAGAATTTACCAGACGGATATATTGACAGCCTAAGAGATTCGTACCCCACTAATTTATTGGCGGCGTATCTCGATGGCGAATTTGTCAACCTTGTATCTGGATCTGTTTATCAAAATTACGATCGGGTTAGAAACGCAAGCAATGTTTCGATAGAAGGCAACGAGCCTTTACATGTCGGGATGGATTTCAATGTTCAAAACATGGCCGCGGTTATCTTCGTTCTAAGAGATGGCAACCCTCATGCTGTGCTGGAATATACTGAATTGCTAGACACGCCAGCAATGGTTGATATGCTTAAAAGTCGTCATTCAGATAATAAAATACTGGTTTATCCTGACGCGTCGGGAAAGAGCAGAAAATCGAACGGCGCGAGCCAATCAGATATTGCACTGTTAAAACAAGCGGGATTTCAAGTCTGCGTTAATGCATCAAACCCAGCCGTTAAAGATAGGGTTCTTGCTGTTAACAAAACACTTGAGAGTGGGCTTCTAAAAGTCAACGTTGATAGTTGCCCGTCGTTTGTCGAGGCGCTTGAACAGCAAGCATATAACAAGCATGGCGAGCCGGACAAAACATCTGGGTTTGACCACGTAACAGACGCTGGCGGCTATTTTGTCGCTTACAAATATCCAATCGTAAAACGTTCAACAACTTCGCATGAGGTTCTATTTTGACAAACGAAGTTGCTAAAACATGTGGCGCTTATGATAAGATGGCTGAATCTTGGCCTCTACCCCGGGCGTTAATGGCTGGAACAAGAGGAATGCGAGCGGCTGGTATGTCTTACTTGCCAAAAGAGCCGGCGGAAAGCGATGAGGCTTATAAAAACCGTTTATCGCGTTCTGTTTTGTTTAATGCTTATAAGCGGACAGTCAAAGGGATTACGGGCAAGGTTTTCTCAAAAGATCCTATTCTAGAAGAAGACGTATCACAAAAAATTAAAGACTGGTCAGAAGATATTGATCTTGCGGGTCGCAACCTACCAACCTTTGCAAAGGAAGTTTTCAAGGACGGTGTGCAAGTTGGATTATCTCATATTCTGGTTGATATGCCATCTGGCGAAGCTGCAAAGACTGTTGCTGAAGAAAGCGCCTTAAACCGTCGCCCTTATTTCGTTCACATCAAAGCAGAAGATTTAATATCTTGGCAATTCGAGGTTATAAACGGCAAAAAAACGTTAACTCAAATTCGCTTTAGAGAAACTGTGATGGTTGCGGATGGCGGATATGGTGAGAAACCAGAAGATCGCATCCGCGTTTTATGGCGCGATAAGTTCGAAGTTTGGAAGAAAGCAGAGAAAAAGGATTCCAAAGATGATGAATGGGAGTTTCTTGAAAGCGGTGTTGTAAGCCTTAACGAAATTCCGCTTGCTACGTTCTATGCTTCACGCACAGGGTATATGACTGCCGAGCCACCTTTAGAGGATTTAGCCGATTTAAACGTTGCTCACTGGCAAAGCGGTTCTGATCAGCGCCACATCTTGCATATAGCGCGTGTTCCACTGTTGTTTGGTAGAGGTCTTTCTCTTGTTGACGAAAACGGCGACAAACTTGAAATAGGCCCGAACCGGATCATTCAAGGTGACGAAACCAGCGATTTAAAATACGTCGAGCATAACGGAGCAGCTATTGAATCTGGCCGTAAAGATCTCATAGATCTTGAAGACCGTATGCGCGTTATGGGTCTAGAAGTGTTTATGGACAAGCAACAAACGCTTGGTGAAAAGTCAATCGATAGCGAAAATGCCAATTCAGAAGCAAAGGCAATGGCGCTTGGATTTAAAGACACTTTAGAGCTTGCCCTATCGTTCATGGCTAAATGGGCTAAACTTGGCGATAGTGGTGGTTCTGTAACGGTTAATACTGACTACCTTGGCATGACTGCGCAAGCTTCTCAGCAAATAACGGTGCTACTACAGGCTCGCATGGCTGGCGAAATTTCAAGAGACACATTCTGGTCTGAGATGAAGAGGCGCGGGCTCTTGGCTGACGATTTTGTAAGTGAAGAAGAGCAAGGTAGATTATCCGATGAGTTGCCAGGTGCAATAGATGAAGACGCTTAACGATGAACTTGGAGATTTAGCAACTCGTCATCAAATTTATCTAAACAGGTATTCAGCATCAATTAATAAAAAAATTGTTGCGTTGCTTAATAAAGCTGACGAGGATCTAGTTGCTCAAATCGTAAAGCGAGACCCTAACGCGGTTTCGGGAGCGTGGACAACAAAACGTCTTAATGCATTGCTCGATTCCGTTAGAGATATAAACCGTGACGCATTTAATTTGGTTCAAAAACAGCTAACAGGGGATATAAAAGACCTCGCCGTTTATGAGGCTGGCTTTCAAGCCAATTCGTTGCAAAATGCATTGCCTGTCGATCTTGATATTGTAGCGCCAAGCTCGGAGCAATTAAAAGCGGCAGTTACCAGCAAACCATTTCAAGGGCGTTTACTTAAAGAATGGGTAAAGGGGCTTGAAACAGCAAGCTTTGATCGGTTGCGCGGTGCAATTCGATTAGGATTTATTGAGGGCGAGACACTAGCCCAAATTACAAAACGGGTTACTGGCACAGCCGCATTAAAGTACAAAGATGGTGTAACAAACGTTGCAAAGCGACATGTATCAACAATGGTAAGAACGGCAGTCAACCACACTGCAAATTCTGCCAGACAAGAATTAATTAAAAGCAACGAGGATTTAATCAAGGGCGTTCAATGGGTTTCAACGCTTGACGGGCGAACAAGTGCTATATGTGCGTCACGTGATGGCAAGATTTACCCAATTGATAGCGGACCAAGGCCACCAGCTCACCCAAATTGTCGGTCAAGTACAGCCCCGGTGATGAAAAGCTGGAAAGAATTAGGCTTTAGTATCGATGAGTTGCCAGCCACAACACGCGCAAGCATGAACGGGCAGGTAAGCGGTGCTCAAACATATCAAACGTGGCTTAAAGGCCAGCCTAAGAGCTTTCAAGACGATGTTCTTGGCCAAACCAAAGGCAAACTATTTAGAGATGGCGGTTTAACGCTCGATAAATTTGTTGATCGGGCAGGGGTTGAATTAAATCTTGACCAATTACGGATAAAAGAGGCAGCAGCGTTTGCAAAAATAGGCGAGGCGGACTAAACTGATTTTGTGAAAGACGAACCAGAAAAACCAAGTCATCTAACCGTAATAGAAGGCGCTCGCACAAAAAGACGTGCAGGGCGTCGAACTTCATTAGATGAACCAGAACAAGCAACCTGTTATCAATGCATGTCAGATATAGGCGTTGAAACTAGCGCTGTTGTTGAAATGACATTGGCACCAAGGCGAAAGCCAAATGGCAAGCTGATAGGTGGCACTAAATCTTTTGTCTGTGTTTATTGTTTAACACGCGGCAAAATAACCAAGATGGTCGATTAGGCCAAGCTAACTAAATCACTAGAACTAAACGAAACCGCTGAGGCAATCTTGGCGGTTTTTACATGTCTGCATTTCGCGGACGCAAAAGAGGCGAACACCTCAAACCAGTAGGCGAATGCCTAAAGGAAAAACAATGGAACTTAAACTTATTGAAATCGAAGGCAAGTCTTATGCAGAAGTGCAGGACGGCAAGCCTTTATATAAAGATGATAGCGGCAAAGAAATAGCTTTCGATGCTGTAGGCACAAAGGCAACGATTGACCGTGTTATCGGTGAATCAAACCGATACAAGGACCGCGCGCAAACAGCAGAAGCGGCATTGAAGCCGTTTGAAGATATCGACGACCCTAAAAAGGCGATTGAAGCCCTTAAAACGGTTAGTAACCTCGATACAAAAACACTTATCGATGCTGGTGAAGTTGATAAGGTTAAAGCTGATATTACCAAAATATACGAAGAAAAGCTTGCTGCTGCGGAAGAAAAAGCAACAAATATTGAATCTCAATTCTATACTGAAAAAATTGGCGGGTCATTTAGTCGATCTAAGTATATCGCTGATAATTTGGCCGTTCCCCCCGATGTAATTCAAGCTATGTTTGGTAATCAAATCAAGATTGAAGATGGTAAAACTGTTGGGTACGACGCCAACGGGAACCCAATTCGCTGCAAGGCAAATCCTGCTGAACTAGCTGGCTTTGAAGAAGTTGTTGAAACCCTTGTCGGCGGGTACGCTCATAAAGATACACTACTTAAAGGCTCCGGTGGTCAAGGCTCCGGCGCTCAAAACGGCAATGGCGGCGCAGGAATGCGAACAATGCCTCTGTCCGAATTTAATGCGTTAGGCGCAAAAGAACGTGCGGCAAAAATGGCTGAAACGGGCTTTTCCGTCACTGAATAAAACTATTTCAATACCTACCTACCGTGCCTCGAAGGAGGGCGGTGTTCGGCTGAATAGCCAAGAAAATTCTCCCAACATCGCCACATAACCCAAAAGGGGTACTTTAAAATGGCTAATACACTTACTTCTCTCGCGCCGACATTGTTCAGCGCTGCTAAAACTGTTGCCGCGGAGCCTTGGGGCGTCGTTGGTGCAATCAATACAAACTTTGATGATAAGGGTGTCGCTAAAGGTGACAAGGTGACTGTTGATGTTGCCCCAACACGTGCAGCTACTGACTTTACACCTGCTAATACATCTTCAACAGGTGGTGACGCAACAGCAAGCAACGTGCTTGTTGAAATCACCAAATCTCGTAAAGTAGATTGGCATTTGACAGGCGAGCAACAGCGCTCACTTGATAATGGCGGCATTTCCCAAGATTGGGTAAGTCAGCTTGTTTCGCAAGGTATGCGCACACTGCGCAACGAAGCAGAGGTTGACGCGGCTCTTGCTGTTAAAGTAGGCGCGTCTCGCGCTTATGGTACGGCTGGCACTACACCATTTGCTACCACGCTTGAAGCCCTAACGAATTCTCGCAAAATCCTTGTTGATAACGGTGCGCCAAAAGCAGATATGCAGATGGTGTTTGATACTAACGCGGGCTTGAACCTTCGTAACCTTGGTGTTCTTCAAAATGCTTATGCGGCTGGTTCGGATCAAGAACGTCGTACTGGCGAATTTTTGCCTCAGATGGGCTTTAACCTTTCTGAAAGCGCAGGAATTGACTTGCATACTAAAGGCACAGGCGCGAGCTATTTAGTTAACGGAACTCTAGCCGTTGGTGAGACCGTAATCACTACAGATGGTGGCACCGGTACGATTATTGCGGGTGATGTTGTTACTATTGCTGGTGATACAAATAAATATGTTGTTGTATCGGCATTGGCAGGGGGCAGCTTTACTATTGGGTCTCCTGGCTTGCGAATTGCACCTGCGGACAACGCAGCTATCACAGTCGGAAATAACTATACAGCAAACCTCGCATTTGAGCGTTCCGCAGTTGTTGGTATTATGCGCCCGCCTTTGATGCCCGCTAACCCGACAATGACCCAAATGATGGTAAGCGACGATAAAGGCATGACGTATCTCATGCTTGATATCGCCCAATACGGTCAACGTACTTGGGAATTACACCTCGCGTGGGGCTTTAAAGCTGTAAATGGCGAATTCATCGCCCCTGTTCTTGGCTAATCTATCTTAGGGCGCTGCAATACGCGCCCTAATTTCAACAGAAAGAAAAATCATGACATCAATACCTACCATTAAGATCGTTAACAAAGATAATGCACGTGGTGGCTTTGCTATTATCAACGAAACAGATTTCAACTCAGAAATTCATGAGTTGTTCGAAGGTGAGAACGCGCCAAAAAGTGCAGATGATACACCTATCGAAAAAGATGCTGAAATTGGTACAGATAGCGGCGATCAATTCAGTGATAAGCAATTGCGCGATAGCATTAAAGCTGTAACAGGCGTTGCACCTGCCGGTCGCACAAGCCGTGAAACGCTTATCAAGCAATTCAACGAATTAAACGCGGAATAATTTATCATGGCTTTAATCCACGAGGATGGTTCCATTGTAACAGATGCGGATGCGCTGATTACTCTTGTGTATTTCAAAGCCTATGCTGACGCGCAAGGGTGGGATTATTCAGGTTACAGCGATGCCGTTATCGAGCCAGCTATCCGGCGCGGTTCTCAGTATATTTCTAGTAATTATTCATATGGTGGAACTAAGACTTCACGCGATCAATCTTTCTCATGGCCGCGTTATGGTGCAACGGATGGCGATGGTTATGCACTCCTATCAATCGTTATACCGCCACAAGTCCAGAAAGCGACATGTGAGGCCGCTTGGCGTGAATTGGTGAGCGCTGGTAGTCTAAACCCTGACGTGACGCTTAGTGAGCGTGTAAAGTCAGAAGGCGTAGGTCCACTAAACGTATCTTATGCAGATTTACCGAGTAATCCAAACGCTTCAAGGCCGGATATTAAGATCATTCGTGATTTATTACGTGGGTTACTTGCTGCTAGCGGCGGCGCTATATTGGTGCGCTCATAATGGTTGGATTTGATTATGGGAAATCGAAGGCAACGGCCGATAGATTAATTGAAAAGTTCGGACAGGCCGTTTCTATCAGACGAACAACAGTCGTAGGCGGCGTTGCATGGGATCCTACTAGCGGCACATCAACGGATACAGACTATGTGACAAAAGCGGCAATTATAGATTATACATCAAGAGAAATAGACGGGACTGCTATTTTAGCGACTGATCAACGGGCATTAATTGCCGTTGGTGATTTGACAATCGATTTAGAAACCTCTGACAAACTTGTGGTTGGTTCTGTTGTGTGGCCTATCTTCAATATCAACAAACTGTCACCCGCAGGAACAATCGTTCTTTGGGATGCTCAATTGAGGGCTTAAATGGCTAGTTTCGAAGATCAAATAAAGCAATTTGCAGATGAGGTTATTAAGAAACAGGAATTAGCCGTCCGCAAAATATCATTAGAGATTTTTACAAGGGTTATTTTAAAAAGCCCTGTTGATGAGGGTAGATTTCGCGGCAATTGGCAAGTTTCTATCGGCAATGTACCAAACGGTACTGTTGAGATTGATGATAAATCAGGATCGGCAACAATATCGAAAGCTCAAGCCAAGGCGCTAAGTTTAACGGCTGGACAGGTTATCTATCTCGTTAACAATCTGCCGTATTCGCATAAGCTTGAATATGGTCATTCTAATCAAGCGCCGAACGGCATGGTTAGAACAACAGTTCAAGAGTTTAGCGGCGTTGTTGACCAAATTGCTAAGGAGTTGAGTAAGAAATAACGGCTTATTCTGGAACAAAAATATTTGAGGGGTTAGCAAAAGCTGATGAGAGTGACAATGATGGCGGGTTAGGTGTTCGCTGCCTGATTTCTTTAAATTTTTCCATTTGGGGTGCAGTCTATCTTTGAGCGGACTGACTTCACCCTCATATTTTCCAAGCTCAGCAAGACAACACATCATCTTGCGGAAAACAGAAAGTAACTAACATGAATATGTTACCAAATCAAAATACTGAATTACAGGCATTTGAGTTTAATGGTGATCAGATCGTCACTTGCATGGTCGATGGTCAGCCACATGTTGCAATGCGCCACGTGGTAGAGAATTTGGGGCTTGATTGGACAACTCAAGTCAAGAAGATCAACGCGCAGCAGCAAAAATACAGTTGTGGGCATATGCCTATGACTGGGGCTGATGGCAAGAGATACAATATGTTGGTGATGCCGACAAATCGTGTCACTTTGTGGTTAGCATCAATTAATCCTCTTAGGATCAAGGACAAAACAAAACGGCTAAAAATCGAGCTTTATCAGGCCGAGTGCGCCGAAGCTCTCTATAACTATTGGCATCAAGGTGTCGCTGTTCGCGGCGATATGGATGGCGTTGTAACTGAGCTTGATCCAAAAATCATGCAAGCAATCGGCGGCATGATGAAGGGAATTGTCAATAAAGCCCTCAGTGAGATTGTACCAGCTCTGGTTCAGCAGCAGATCGCCAATAAAGAGTTCGGTATTGTTCACGGCGTAACTGCCCACGACGCAGCAAACATGGCTGGCATAACAGACCGTAAAGGTTTGAGAGGTCTTGGTAACTTTATCTCAAGTAGATTGAGACGATACCATGCTGAAAAAGGCGTGGCCGTTAAATTGCGAGATTATGGTGCGATGGCTTCTGTTTTGGTGTTCGATAAATTGACCGTTAGAGAGTGGCTTGCAGAAGGTGGTAAAGCATCGATCCGAGAATACATTGATAATCGACGCGGCCAATCAAAACTTAAGTTAGTCGCTTAACACACTACAAACAAACAACAATAAGGCCCTGCATTGCGGGGCTTTTTCTATTAAATAAGGTTTTGCAATATGGCTTCTACGCTAACGGCTAAGGTTATGGATGCAGCGGTATCTCGTATTGCTACATATGCAGCGGGACTGCCAATTGACCTTGCCTTACCTAACGTAAAATACGATCCAGTATCAGATACAACATATTTACAAGTTGACTTTATCCCTAATGGCAACACGTCGATTAGCAACGACCCGACAGACAATGAATATTTTGATTTACTGCAAATCACAGTGGTTTACCCAAAACATCAAGGGGATGTCGCCGCATTTGATATTGCTGGCGGCGTAATAGAGCATTTCAAATCAAACACAAAGATTGACGCCGGAACTTTTACATTCCGAGTTAATGGGCAGCCAGTAATGGCAAACCCGTTCACTGATAAAGCATGGCGTCGATTACCCGTGACAATTTCACTTCAAACGCTGTCTTAGGAGGCAACATGGACGCTGTTTTTGCAACTAAGCCAGTAAACAATAAGGGGCGATGTGAAGGGCGTAATGCTTCATATCGCCCTGTTAACACAACGGATCTCGAAACTGCTTATGTCGAAGCGGGGCATCCTGATCTTGAAAAATTACTTGTAGATGCGGGTGTAACAGTATTGCCGCTTTCAAAAATACCAACAGGCCGGAAAAAGCCAGCCAAACCAACAGATAAAGGTGAATAAACATGAGTGATTTTGATAAAAAAACGGTTGCCGCCGCCATATGGGAAATTTGGCCGACAGCAATCACAACAGAACCGGCAGACGCTGACGCGTATGATGCGCTCGGAACATTTGTTCCCGTTGCTTCGACAATATCACTGCCTGGTATGGGTGATGATACGAACTATATTTCAATTACGACACTTGATGAGGCGCGTGATTTCTCACAATTCAGCACGGTCAAGGGCAAAGAGGGAGTGCTTTCATACCTTCTGAAAGACAGCGATGCAGGGCAAACCGCAATGGACGCTCTTACGCGCAAGGGTAACTATGCTGTGCGCGTAACGCTAAACGATGCGACTGCAACAACAACCGCAACCAAACTTTACCAAACAGGTGTTATTGGCGCTCGTGGGTTGCCTCTTGGTGATAATACAGCATTTGTTATCTGTGAGCATACAGTGGCATGGAATAGCGGACTTATTCGACGCGCTCCGGCTGCGATTTAAGGGGTTAGTTTATGGATTTATCTAAAATCATTCAGAGCGAGTCCACCCATACGCTGGACTTGCTTCACCCTGTTACTGAAAAACCAGTTGGCATGTTAATCGAACTCCGTTCGGATCAAAGTGACGCAGTAAAGGCTGTTGAGCGTTCCAACACTAATAAGGTTTTGGAACGACAGCAAAAAAGAAAGATGGTTACGGCTGAGGCAACTGAAAGTCTTGCCGAAAAACGTGCTGCAACGATGATCAAAGGGTGGGAGATAACCGCCGATGAAGAAATGATTATTGATGACGTTGATTTGTCTGAATGCAATGACAAATCGCGGATGGCTTTGGTTAAAATTGATTGGGCTTATGAGCAAATTGCAACGGCGTCGAGTAACCTTGCAAATTTTATATAGAGCTAGAGCAAACCCTTTGTGATTGGGCGCAAGAATATGTTGGGACATATGTTGCCGAATTCTACAACGGGCTAACTCTATATCAAGTACTGGATAAATCGGGGAACATAGATAGTTTGCCCGATTTGCCAGATGTCGGTGATTACGGGCGTCAAATCACTGAATGGTGGCTTGATATGGGTTCTCGACGCTCTCAGGGGATTAACGGTCCAAATCCAATTGACGACCAATCACTCATCGCATGGGCCGCTTTAGGTGGAACAATATTAAATCGGAATGAGGTTCGCCTCATCTTCGCGATTGATGACGCTTATCTCAGCGCTATTGCGGTAAGTCAAAGTAAAAAGCAGGAGGGCGAAAAATGAACTTAGCGAAACTTAAATATGAGATTGAAAAGGGTTAGGACTTGGCTAAGTCTTCTCGAAAAACAACCATTTCCTTGTGCAGCTTCATCCGCAAATTGTCTTCGTCTTCTTTTACCATGCCAGAAATTAGAAAGGCATCGATAACCCACCATATGAGGCCTACACCAATAAACATAGTTGCAAACAAAAGCACAGCCGTTTTGGGTCTACCAAGATAAAAGCGATGAGCACCAAAGACACCAAGGAAAAACCAATGAGAGAAGTTCACCAAATAGAAATCTCAAAGATCAACATAGGTACTCGGTTTCGCAAGGAACCGGGCAACCTAGATGAGCTTGCGAGTAGTATTTCAAAATTGGGTTTATTGCAGCCAATCGGTATCACTAAAGATGACAGGCTTGTTTTCGGGGGCAGGAGGCTTGCTGCCTGTAGAGACGTTCTCGGTCTTTCCGATATCGAAGCAGTGACCGTGGATGTTTCAAGTATCGTTGAAGGTGAGCAAGCTGAAAACGAGGTTCGGAAGGATTTCACGCCGACTGAGAGAGCAGCAATCGGGAAAGCCGTTGAAGAAGAGATTGGGAACAGGCGAGGTGCTCGTAATAATGATGAACTTGTCCAAGAATTTGGACAAGTTGGAAGAGGCAAAACAATCGATATAGCCGCTAAGAAAGCAGGTTTTGGGAATACTGAAACATATCGACAGGCTAAAATAGTTTCTGAAAAAGCAGAACCGCCGATTGTTGAGGCTATGGACAAAGAAGAGATATCCATTAATCAAGCGCACGAGATGTCCAAACTGGACCCTGAAATTCAAAAGGACTTAGACAAAGCTAAAGCTGAACTACAGTGCATCAGAGATGAAACTAAAAAACAGAGTGAATTGAAACGCAGAAAAGAATCCCAAGTCAAAATTTTGGAGAGCCAAAATGAACATCTTTTAAAAACACAAGGCCGACTGGAAGATGTTACCCAACGCCTTCATAGCGATACCTACGAGGCAAAAGAGCTGTTGGATGCTGTAGAAGATTATCTTCGATATCAAGCTGGCTTCATGATCACATTAGAAGGCGTGGAAGATTTAGAATCTCATCCGCAAAAAGTGCGGGATGCGGTAGCTAAACTAGCTGACAGATCTGGAAAGCTTAAAGATTTACTTGATACTTATTACGATGATGACCTTCCGTCTAATATCATAAATCTGGAGGTCGTGTAATGGATGGCGCTCTTGATATAGACAGATTACTCGCTGATATTTTTGGCAACATCATTCGCAGATTTATAGATAAGCATGGGAGAGAACCTTCAGAAGACGAGATCAGCCAACACGTAGAAAGTGATTATCCCTATGTTGCAAAGGTACTCGGAGAAGTGTTTTTCTTTGAGCATGTTAAAGATGCGTCCCGTCAATATGCGATGGAACGTGATTTAGATTTTGATGAAAATGAGAGACAAAACTTTTCTGTAGTGATTGGTTCATCAAATTGAAAAGGGGGTGCATACTGTGCACGTCCTTGTTGGGAAGCCGCCTAACTAACTGAAATACGACAATAAATGGGTGGTAGCGTTAACTACCACCCATAATGCTAGGCTAAAGCTGTAATAATCGCAGCTATGCCAAAAAGACAAAGTGCAACGTTCAGTTTAACTGTCACATTTACTGTTAAATGCTTTCTCATTTGAAAGACTCCAACAGGCAGTGCGCACTACCCAAAAGAGGATAGTTTGCGGAGTACTTTGTTCACGCCCTTGCTGGCGTTAGTTCCTCGCATTCTAGAAATGCGGGGGACATTCGACAAAGATTCACCATTCGGTGGAGAGATCGTCTCGATATCGTTGCCTTAGCTCCTTATGACGTAAGGAACACAAGCCGCGTCAAACGGCCTAAACACATGCGCGGGGTGCTCTTTCGAATCCGCACATGTGCCTAAAAATATATAAGTAGAAATGTAACCTAGAGTCGAGTCAGTAACCAAGATTAACTAGTGTCCCTGCGTTGCGGGGCTTTTTTACGAAGCGATACGCTTTTTGTCTTTAATAACATCAGAAAATTTAAAATCGATAGCACCAAATAATCCCATCAATGTACTTAGTTTTGGGTCGCCATCTTCGCTAAGAGCTTTACTTAACCCTTGACGAGTCATACCCGCTTTTGCGGCGGTGTCTCCCAAGCCTCTGGCTCGAATAATAGTAGAAAGCGCCTGTTTAATACGAGCAGGATCATTTGTATTAAGAGCAGCTTGAATGTAGTGATCTTGTGTTTCTTTATCATCAAGATATTCAGCGGCATCAAATTTTGTAAGTTTAATAGTCATTTTAACTCCTTAGCCATTTCAACGGCTTTT